GTCATAATCGATATACTTGTCAAGACCAAACTCTCTAGGAAAATCTTGAATAAATGAAATGATATTCTCATGAATAACATTTGGTTTCTTCAGATAACAGAATTTAATCTTCTCACCATTCTGGATGAGTGAGTATTTATGATCCAATTTGTGTTTCTTCACATAGTGATTAAACAATAAAGCACCCCGTATATGTATAGGAGTTCCTTTTGTATAGATTGTAGATGATGCTTTATACTTGACTACATCAGATGCAGAACGGGGAAATGATATATCTTCTGGTGGTAATTTTCTAAACTTCTTACGAGACTCTTCAATAAAATCAATCACCTCGTCTTCTGTTCCGTTCATCATTATCTTGAGTGCATCTTTAATCATCGTGCGACAAGGTGCAGGAGTTGATGACTTGACTGCTTCAATGCCCATCATCTTCAGTTTTGGTTCTTCATATCTTACACCTTCACTATCCCATACATTTAAAATATATCTTTTCTTTGCCGTCCATATGCCACGATCTGCAATGTTCTCTCTTTTCATAAACATCTTCTGATCGTAAGCATTTACATACGAGGCCAACGTTTCATAAGAACTCGTAATATACTTCTCAAGTTCCACTTCACAGACCTGATTAAGGAACGAGACAATGCTTTCAGTAGTCTTCTCTCTGCCCTTGTATATGACCTCCACCAGAGGGCCAAGATTAAGATAGATGGAATCAGTATCTGAAGCAATAACATAGTCAACCTCCTCTGTTTTAAGAATCTTGTTTAGATAGTCATTCATTTTGTTTTCTATCCAACGGATAGAAACTTGACCAGATAGTGTAATAGCTTCTGCGTTGGTAAGTTTATAATAGCGAAAATATTGATTACCAATAGCACCATAAGCGGAATTAAGAGAGATCTTCTTTGCCATCTGGATGTTATTACATCTGGCAATCTCTTTCTCAAGGGCAGTAGTTGGAGTTTTTTCATGTTGCTTTTTTGCTTCAATCATTTTCTTCTTGAAGATCACACGATCTCCATACATCTTATCCATCAGTTCTGGTAGAAATCCACGAACATCTTTACGATACTGTGCACCATTTGCACAAGTAGCATATTCACTACTAATATCTATCTCCTGATTAAGTATTTTATCAACGTTTGCTGTTGGATGTTTCTCTTCAACAAGTGTCTCTGGAGAAATATTATATTGCATGATGAGATGAGGATACAGTTAAGGTCAAAATTAACTACCCAATCATACTTACCAGGTATCGGTTCTTTTACATATGCACCTGCATACTTTTCATTCTTTGCTGATCGATTCTTAGGTGGAATTACAATGTTACGTTTTTTTAGATAATTGTAGATGATAGTATCCCACATCCTTACCTGATAAAACACATCGTTGTAATTCACCTTGGCATCATAGGCCATAGTGAGTGCCAACTCAATCAGTTTCATTTTGTCTTCTAATCGGTCAACAAGTTCTACGTCAATGATATTATATTCTATAAACTTCTGCCATCCTTTTGTATAAAATTCCTTAAAGGTATCAAACTCACTATGGTCTAACTTTTGTTGACCGAGTTCAACCTTTGCAATGTAATCTAATCGATATGATTCTTGTGCTTTATAAGTAAACTTTTTGTATAGATCTAAGTAATCAAGTTGTGTGACACCACCAATGTCAAAGGTGGTATGTTTTCTTCCCATGATATGAACTTCACCCTCAGAGACAAGACCCCAAGGTGACATTCTCTTCATGAGTTTTTCACCAAGAACTCTATCAATTCTTTTGCAAATGTATGGTATATCGTATAGTTGTATGTTCCATCCAGTAATCACATCTGGAACATCTTGCATCCAATAATCTATGAATGATCGAAGAAGTCTCTCCTCTGTATCACAGCAGAAATAGGTGACGTTAGATTGTTTGTTATTAAAAGGTTTAACTCCCCAAGTAATAATCTGCTTAGTTGTATAGTCTTGGATTGTGATTGCCAGAATCTCTTCTGTGCACGATTCAACATCAGGGAACCCTTGCTCAGACGCAACCTCAATATCCAAAGTAACAAGTTTAATCTTACTGATATCAAACTTAATCTCATCTTCTGGGTATTTTTCTGATATGTATTGGTAAATGTATCTGTCATTTCCGTATATGTCGAATCCATCAACATCTTCATATTTTTTATAGAAATCTCGACACTCTCTAACTGTTCCTGGCTTAATTTGATCAACACTTTCTCCGTTTAACGTTTTATATTTAGTATTCTTTTTTGACTTGACAAATAAAGTTGGAAAGAATTCATCTCTATGTTCATATCTTTCACCATTCTCCACACCACGAACCAGAAACTGATTCCCAATTAATTGAACATTAGTATAGAACTTCATTTAATAAGTTTTTCGTATTTCTCAAGTAGAGTTGGTTTAGGATCAAGAATAGTCAATATCTTATCTGATGATATCATAAACTCATTTTGATTTGTGCAATCAACAAGCCATGGTGATAGAGTATCTTGTTCACCCAAAAGATATGGTTCTATCATTTTGCAGTTAGGATCTCCTATATCTGCTAATACTTCTTCAATCTGTGTTACTATTTTCAGATTGTTCATTAGAACTAGTAGTTTGATCGGTTTCTTTTCCATCTTCTAATACTTGTTTTTCATACATTTCTTGAATTGATTCTATAGGTGTCACCATGGTAACAACCCAATCTGTGCTGAGAGGAATCATTTTCTCTCGTGCAATAGGCATCCATGGATGCATTCTAACAGAAACATCCGAACTTGTCTCCTTTGCCTGTATTTTTACAACACATGGTTTAGTAAGAAAATAACCCATCACTTGATTTTCAGATGACATCATCTCTTGAACATCAGCGATGACATCTTCTCCTGATTTTAAAACCAAGACTTTGATTGTCATAATTTAATCATACCTCCTTATAGTATAGCAAAGAAAAAGACCCCTGTAAAGGGGTCTTTAAGTTCCGATTGTAGAGACTTTACGAAAGGTGTCTCAATCTTATTTATAGGTAGTCTTTACGAGCATGATGCTCTGGAACTACTTTTCCTAGATCTACAGTAAGAAGACCATCTTCAAATGTAACTTTTTTAATTTCTACATCTTCAGTAAGTTGCCATTCTCTGTTGAATGATCTCTGAGCCATACCACGATGAACATACTCAGCGTCTTTCTTCTCTTCTTTCTTACCGTCTACAACTAGTTTGCCGTGTTCGGTGTAAACTTTAACTTCTTTCTTTTTAAATCCTGCTAGTGCAATCTCCAAACTTGATTCGTGATTGTTGTGTTGCACGATATTGTATGGTGGATAAGTTTGTGCTGTTGTTTGCCAGAACTGATCAATGTATGAATCTAGCCCTATGCTATTTTTTGTGATCTTGTCAAATAGTTCTGCAAGATCGTTTGCACGATATCTTTGAATAGTCATGAGTTTCTCCTTTAAAAGCGAGTGTGAATTGTGGATCCTTTCGGCATCCAATACTAATTATACCATAAACTCAGAAAGTCGTGTTCGGGTATCCTCCCAGTTTTTTACATGATGCGGATAACCGCCCATGTCTTTTAGTGCTTTCGCTAAAGGATAATCATTTTGACCTTCTAACATCATATCGCCAAAGAAATGTATCTCATCTTCTGGATTAAAATCTGTGAGTATTTGACTCTTATCACTATCAGATATATCAAGGCCAGTTTCACCACCTATCTGAATATTCAGATCAGGAAACTCACTTTTAATTCTATCCGACATTAATATTCTTTCAGTGGTATTGATATCCCATTTAACATACTCTTTTCTATGTTTCATACTATCCTCACCTCTTCCAAGAATACTAAAGTTTATCCCACCAGGTCTATGTTCAATATGATTACCTGTCTTGTGTGGGAACGTGCTGTAGTCTAATTCATCACTAAGAAAATTAATTAACTTACGAGATGGTTTCCAGTCAGATTTATAGACGTTATGATTTTTCTCATACACATCTGAACCAGAGCAGTTGTATACTCTCTGAGATCTATTGTAGATATCAAGGCCTATCTGTTCTATAGTCTTTGCTCTATCGCTACCAGTAACAAGATACACATCATACTTGCAACAGAATTTAATCATGTATGCATCAAATGACAAATCAATTTGTTGACGACTATCTGTTAGAGTGCCGTCAACATCAAAGATGAATTTTTTCACTTACTCAGATTCTGTAGTTTTGTTTTTCTTTCCGATGTTATACTTTTGTTCTAGAATCCAGTCACCCTTATCTTTATAAGAAAGCACTTTGATTTGATTTAATGGTGCAATGTCTGCTACTGAACCCTCTTGAACAATAGTAATCAATCCCCAGTCTGCTAAAAGACGAGTGATACGATTTCTACGTTGAACATCGTTAATAGTAAGGTTAGCACGTTTTCCATCTAAGGCAAACAGCTCCTTGAAATGCACGATAAAATATTTACCTTGCTTATGTAATATGTGGCAACTTTGATATAACTTCTTTTCTTTTCTGGATGCT